AATGATGATCTCTACAGGAACCTTATAGAGATCTCCGCTGGCAAAATCCTCTTCTTCCGATTCGTACATGTCATCGTACATTTCTTCTCCAAAGAAATAGTTATCCATCCGAGGCCTCAGTTCCGTGGAAATCGACAAGCCTGAGCAGATGATTGCAGACAGTACATTGCCACAAGTTTGTTGGTCTTCCGTCTCTTCCGACAGTGCCGTCGTCGTCCACATACTGCAGCACAGCAGAAATGGGGTGAGGACAAAGGGTCGGAGCAAGAGCACCGCTCTCCGCTCTTCCTGCCTCACGAGCACGAATGATCATCGGTTCGGGATTAGGAATGTGTTTGAGGATATCGCTCAAAACAGCCTCTTCTGTCTATTGCCAAACGGCTTCGTATCGTCGTTTAGCTTTTTGATTTCCACTTGTTTTTCTCTATCATAAGGCAAAGAGAAGACAGTTCTTTCGCTTTTTGAGCGGGGAAAATGAATATCAATTTGAGACTTTGGAGCTTTGTAATCCTTATGCTTCTGTTCCGAATGATCTGGAATATCTCCAATGTAGAAGTCCTCGTCTGGATCAAAAGATCCGCCGAACTTCTTCTCAACCTCTTCCTCAAGAACCTTGATGTAACGATCAAGGTACCAAGCAGCCTTCTTTAGATCTTCAAGCTCTTTGCCCTTGCGCTTGGCGCGAGAGACATACTTGACAACATTGCCAAGGTGATAGGGAAGATCCCAAGCCTCAATAACGTCAATAGTCTCATGCTTTCCAAAAGCATAATGAGGAGGATGATTGACCATGTCTTGTTGTTTGCGCTCTTGATAGAAATCGCTTAGCCCTTTTGCAATTTTGACATCCGCCGCTTCTAGAGCCTCAGCAAGTGTTTTCTCTTGATCAGTCATTGAGATTCTTGCCCCTTGAGCTCGACGTAACCTTCCTCTAGGTATGTGTCGATCTCTTCCTTGATCGCCTTGCGGCGCTCAGCGATGAACTGCTGAACCTTTTCATCAGGCTCATCAATAACCATCCACGTTTCTGCACGACTCTCCGAGATATCGGCAGACTCGTAGTTTCCAAGATTCGCCTTGACACTAGCGCGATAGGAAATGGTGACCTCACGAAGCTCCACTATTCAGCCACTCCTAGCTCGCCAGACTTGTTATTTGCACCCGCCCAGAGAAGACGGACATTGTCTCCCTCTTTCGTCTGCACCTTGGCAAGAGCGCCCTCTACGGCTTCGGAAAGTGCCTCATAAACGCTCTGAGGCACAGGGCCGCCGTTCATGTTCCAAACGGCAAAGTAAGCGTAATCGTTCTTGCTCATGCGTAGATCAACTCCTGATCGTAGACATTACCATAATGCTTGCCGCCGTAGATGTAACCGTTGTGGACCGCGCGGACCAGTTCCACATGATAGTTCTCTGTCTTAGTCGAGAAGTGACACACAGCAAAGCCCGGCTGCCAGTTCGTCTCGCCAATCTTGTAATCAGCGTTGCGAGAGCAGAGACAACCCTGCTCGTACCATGTGAGGCTGCGGTAGCCAAACTTGGGGTACTCAGCCATGCGATGGGTATGACCCATCAAGCCAGAGATCAGAGTATTGGTTAGGCGAGCCTTAGCGCTTGCACCGGCCTCGCCACGGACAACATGACCATGCTCAAACACGAACTCTGGACGAATCCGATGACCGCCACGACCGAAGAGCGTGATATCAAGCTCGTCAAGACCGAGGAGAGCCTCAGGCTTAAGAGCACGAAGGCTTGCAAGAGATCTTGCGTTATTCTCAATGTACGAGAGAATGCGTTCGTCGTGATTGCCAAGGTTTTCTCTGATGGTGGCGTTAGGAAACATCTGACGAAGGTTGCGACGAAAATCATAACCCATATCGATTTCCTCTTGAAGAGCGTCAAGACGCTCAAGACCTTGATTAAATCTGGACAACTGAAAGAAATCATTGACATCGCCATTAATGACAATGACGTGAGGCTGGATATCTGCCATCAAAAGAAGAGTAGACTCAAGCAGTTCCTTGTTGTGATACGGAAAATGAATATCCGATATTGAAACAACTGTTTCGAATGACTCAGTCGTTGTTGGCTCAAGGAGCGGTGCAATTCCCTCGCCCCACTTCTCTGTGTCAGGAACGACAAAACCCGCACCGGGAATATACCTTTGATGCTTGTTCTTTATTTTGCGATACTCTGCAACTCTAGAACGAAGGCCAGAGATCGAACCTTGCCAGTCAATCTCTTCAGCCAACTCGGCCCACGAAGGATCTGGTTCTCCTTTGGGCTTACGTTGCAGACAGTATTCGAGAGTTTCTTTATTCATTCTCTTCCTGAGTGAGTTTGATGGAACGAGGACGCTTAGCGATGACCGCTTTCTTGAGTCTAACAGACTCACCGTCAAGCTGCAACTCTTCCCCAAACTCTTTATCAACTGAACTCTCCCGGTTGTATGTGAGTCCGGGACGGCGCTCATTGCTGATCTCAGGAACCGGACCTGCGTCCGGAGATATTGGACCGGCCGGTGGTGGCCCGCCCATAGGTGTGGCTCCGCCCATACCGCCCGGGCCGAGCAAATCTTCTGGCGCACCCGGCATCGGGATTGGACCACCTGCCGGAGGTGCTGGCATACCGCCGCCTTCCATGCCGGGAGCTCCGGGCGGCATACCGCCACCCATTTCTGCGGCATTCATAGCATCGATCTCCGCTTGGAGATTCGGCGGAACAGGAAGCCCCTTCGCCTTGAGAATCTTGTAGGACTCCATCTTTGCCTCTTGCGAGGACACGGTCTTCATGACCATCTCCTGCTCAAGACGATCAAGCGTTTCCTTGAAGTCAAAGCCAACGCCAACCATCATGTGCTCATCGGCAATCGGCACACCCATTGAGCGTAGTGTCTGAAGGAACTGACGCTCTGTAGCCTCATCACGCATGTCGAGAACCGCCATCTCCATATCAGGAATAAGCAACTTTCTTCTTCTCTCAATACGGAAGCCGTCCTTGGCTTCTGGATCTTCCACTACAACCTCTTCATATAACGGAACTCTTGTCTGTCCCTTTTTGTCGTAATCATAATGCTCATGTGCCTCAGCAATAACCATTGCTCTTTCACGATAATGACGCTTCAGATAGTTCTGATAAGTTCTAAGCATTTGATTCATGAACTCAGCCTGCAGAGCAGACGAAGCGTACGGCTGAGAACTGGCTCCACCACCGAGCAGCGATGGGTTGATGCCGAACACCTGCATGAGACGACGCTCAATCTGTTGGAAGTCTTCCCAAAGGTTCGGCATATTCTCACGACCGAAGACGCTTGTGACCTCTAGACCAAAGTGATGCACAAGCAGACGGAAGTCTGACGAAAGAGCAATGTCCATATCATCACGGAACTGCTCAAGATCCTCAGGACCCGGGATCCATGGACCCTGACCGTCGCCGAGATCTGTTGCGCCCAACTTGGCAAGGATAAGCGGCGAGTAGAGACGCTCCGCAATGGCGTCCTGCGAGGCCAAGAGCTTCTCTTCATGGATAAGCGTACGAAGACCGCGCAGAAGAATCGGCGTGCCATGGTCGTCCCAAGGATTGGCTCTGAATGCCAGTTGCTTGAGGAGAACGTCCGAGACGGGGAAAGCCTCACTACGCTCTAGGAACGGAATCAGATCGCCATAATGCTGAACAAGAAGTTTATACTCATCGTTTGGATTCTTTGTGCGAGCAAGCCTCTTAAGATACTCTGGAGGCACAATCTTGATTTGCTTTGAGCCAAGAAGCGGGAAGTTCTGAATGATAATGTCTTCAGGATTGATGAGTTCTTCGCGTTCCCAAGTGCCGAGATGCTCATTGAACGAGGCAAGAGGGAAAGCCTCACCAATCGTCCAGTACTCACGACCGAGGGAAACAAGAAACTCGGGATAGTTCAGTTGATCAAGAAAGACCTCTTCGTAGAAGCCAGTAAGAAGATCATCCTTAGACTTGAGTTCCATTCCCGCTAGCGGGAAACGCGTAAAGATATCAACAAGGATAGGAACAAGGTAATGCGTCATGTAATAGAGACGCATCCACTTGTGAAGTTTGTGACGATGTCCCTCGTCTGCCATGTTCCACGGCAAACCAGAGAGATCCCAATACTCCATGGGATCGTAGAAACGCGGAATCGCCGCGTAAGCATCACTGGATCCACCCGAGGAACCGGTCTTGCGGATTCGGGAACTCCTCATTGCGCGAGCAAGACGAGAGTTCTCTCGAATCATGTTCAGCGTTGCTTCATTATCCCCACTGCTGATACGGGTCAAATCCGACGCGAGGGAATGCGATGACGCCATTCCATGCATGTCTTGAACGGTCATTGCGGCTCGAAGCGGATTCTTTGGAAGAATCAAGTTTTCCGATTTCAGTCGGCTTAACTCTTGATCCAGATTCGATGTGCGGAACTTCTTTTCCATTTATTCTTTGGCTCACAATCCAATAGAGGAGTTGTGGCTTCAGTATACCACGATCCGCCTCAAAATGGTGGTTGGGACAGAGGGAGATTACGTTTCCGGAAACGTATTCCCCTCCATTCCTACCGGGATGTATTCTGTGTTGTTGAACTACTACCGTATATCCGCAAATCTCACAATGTCGTGGAGATAGGTTTTTCTTTTTGTTTCTTGATGTCCCTCTTTGAGACACACTACTTCTCGGGGTTGTGAATCGAACCCATGATCTTGTTGACTGTGCCAGTCCAGAGTTTTACGTCTGGCTTCTGACGGGGCTTCGAAGGCTTTCCTTCGGAAGGAGCCTCTCTTCTAACCCTAAAGCCGGAGTTCTCGGCGATGCCTCTGAACTTGGACTCAGAAGAATCTTCGGGCTGCTCCGACTTTCTAATCTGCTTGTGGATTCTTCTTTCCTTGTCTTGTGGAACGATATCGACGCCACCGCCAAGATCGTCCATTGGGATCTCCGAGTCCTCGTCCTCCGACTCAGCATTCCCTAAAAGACGATCAATGATGCTGTCCGTCTTCTTCATTCTTTTATCAAGGTTCTCTCCAGCCGTTTTCGTGTTCGCCATATAGACTCCCTCATCGGCTTGCACGGAAGGAGCAACCATTCTGTTCTGTTGCTCAGCCTTGATCTGAGGGCCTTGGTTTAGATCACCAAACGGGACAGTGCTGGGGTTTCCGCTTGCGTCGAATTGCAGAACCATCTGGTTTGGCGATGGGTTGTCAACCGACTGAACGTAAGCGATACTATCAAGATCATAACCCATTGATTCGAGCTGAGACTCAAGGTTCCACATCTCGTCAAAGGGGATAAGAACTCCTTCGTAGAGATCTGTATTGATCATGTTCTGATCGTTCGGATCCATGTCCTGCAGATCGAACTGGACAGTGTTGTACTCGCCCCATTGAGCCGCATAGCGAATGAGTCTGGCTAGACGATCCGTCGATAGTCTTCTGTTTGAAGAACGATAAGAACCCGCAGCAAGACCGGTTCCTTCCTGAACCATTCTCTGGATCTCTTGTGGATCCATGCTTGGGTATCTCTGAGTCCAGAGTTCTGTCAGTTTTTGGACAAACTCATTGCTGGGGAAAGAGCCGCTGTACGCAACCTCTCTATAAATGTTCTCTGCGTTCTCTGCCGATGGAGGACCGTAGACGGCGTTGCCCAGCTCGACATCATCCACACCAGCCGAAACCTCATCGTTCATCTCCACTGGGTTGATTTCGTAGTTGGCTTTCCAATGCTTAGACGCCCAACCGGGATTAAGATGATTCACATACTCGTCAACTCTGGTTTGAGCCTCATGGTATGGCATACCCTCATTAACGAGAAACTTCACAGCCTCAGAAGGACGCATAACGCTTGTGAGATTGTCTAGATTCATGCGCTCAGCAGCAGACTTTGCCATTGCTGGCTTGTATTGCTGATCGCGATAGCTCTTCCAGTTTTGATCGTCGTGTTCGCTTTTCCATCTTTGGCTATGAAGATCTTTATCAGAGTGAACATCATCAACATCTGGATCACCCTGAGTTTTGTCTCTGTTTCGATTTCCCATTCCACCGTCAGGAGCAGCCTCATCAAGACCCTCAATCTCATCATCTTCAGTGTCTAGCCAATCTTTTGGGTGATGAAAAGGAGTGACAGCATCCTCTTCGTCCTCGTCTTCGCTCACCCAAGAGTCTTCCATCATTGCGGAAGACTTAGCCTTGCCTCTGGACATATCCATGCGCTCCTGCTCAGGAAGCGCACCATCGTACGGCCAACCTTTATCTGTTGGGTTCTGGCTTTCGTCGGGAGTGAGTTCAGGAATTGAAGGAACGGTGTTCCCGTTGTTGTCGCCAGCAGACGCTGGGTTCATAGGCGGACCGGACTGCTGAGTGTAGTAGCCCTTGGGGTCCTGAGTCGGAAGTTGCTGATGTTCGGCAAGACCCTTTGTCGGATCGGTGCCACCAGCAGCAACCTGCATCTGACCAACGACAAGGCGAGCGATATGAGCGGGATCATCGTATCCGTACTCTTCGCACACGTCGGAAGCAATGCGGATGATATCGTCTTGAAGAAGAGCAACGCGAGCTTCAAACTCCTTTTCGCCCTTTGAGCTAGAAAGAAACGCGCTGAATTGGCGCTCTGCACGATCAATAGCGACAACAGCCGCGCTCTTAAAAGGAAGACCCTCTTCTTGGGCTTGCGCCTCTAGGTATTCAAACATGTCGCTCATAGGAACATTCCCTCATCTGGAACAGAATTTGCAATTCTTTGGGTTTCGGTTACCTCTTCGCTCATTTTTTGCTTTATGTTTGAAAGCGCGGAGCGTCGGGCAGATTCAGCCTTTTCAACATATGTTGAAACGACCCAGCTCTTTGTCTCCTCATCAAGAGGACCGGCAATCTTATTTACTCTTTCTAGAGCGGCGCTACGAACAGCGGAAGCATTCGCAACAACCTCTTCGGTCAATCCCGAAACAAGGACAAGCGGATCTTCGTAAGCGAGTTTCTCAACATCAATCTCCGAAGCCGCCGCGGCCTGCTTCTCAATGATCTCATCCATCCAGCCATCATTCTCTCTAGAGAAACTGGAAACGAAGATCTCTTTGCCGACCTCAAACTTGGGTTGCTGCTTGAGGTACTCAATGTCTTCTTCTGTCATTGATGTCGCAAGACGACTTTCAAAATCTCCAATCATGCGCTCACAGGCGGTGTGGATCGCATCGATGGAAGCCTCTTCGCTCACAGAGAGATCTGCAGATCCTTCCGTGACAAGACGATAAGCGATATTCTTCGCGGTTTTGAGATTTGCGATGTTGGCCATCAGTTCTTCTCTGGAGTTCGCCTCTTCCGGAACTGCTGCAACAAACTCTCTTAGTTTGGCGACAGGATCAATAACCTCTGTCGAAACAAACTCAAGGGACTCACGCGGAACATCGATAAAACTTCCCTTAACAGAGATGCGGACAAGCTCTTCTCCCCACATACCACGATAAGAGTCAATGACTCTGGCTTCCTCGCCACGGAACATTGCCTTTTTCTTCATAGTCTTCTTCGCCTGTGACCAAGCAATTGCTGCAGCAGATGCTTGTTCCTTTTTGGAAGGCTCTCCCTTTGTATCCTTATCACGCATTATCGCATGATAGATCTCGTTAGCTTTGTCCGCAACCGGACCCTTGCCTTTTAGGTGGCGTTTGTCACTCTTTTTCTTCTTATGCTTCTTAAGATATTTTGCTGTTGGCGAGAAGATCGCGGAGGCCGCACGAGGTGCTGAGGCCGGTACAGTGCTGTCTATTTCCATTGCCCCTCCATCCATAACCTTTTCCTGAGTCATCGGATTAGGGATCTCTGGCTCAATCTCCGGCTGCTGAGGCTCGATTTTTGGCTTGATTTGGTTACGCTTCTCAAACTTATAGTTACTGATTATATCGTTGACTCTAGCCAGATCTTTAACAAAACCATTGTCGCGGCTTTGAAGAACTTGAGCAAGCTCTTCATCTGTCATCGTGCCATCAGGATCTTCTCGCTTTAAGAGATCGATCCAGTTTTGTTGTGCGCGTTCGGCGTCAATGCTTAGTTCGGCATTGTCGTCAGCGATAACAATCCATTTAGAAGATTTATTTGGCATAGTCCTATACATTAGATCAGCGAAGACTACTTATTCTTAGGATCTTCTTTTCGACCTAAGTCTATAATCCATAGATCTACTGGACGAAGGATTGGTTCTTTTTGCATCGCGATAGTAGTCTTCGAAAGATCTATCCATTCCAAGACCAAAGCCTCCCTGCGCTCCAAAGCGCAAACCGTTGCTCAATCCCTTCATCATCCCGGCGCTTCCGCCAAGGATTGTGGAGACAAGTTCGGCTATGCAGTCTGCAATATCTTTTGTCTGGACGGGACCGATGTCTTGCTTGTCGACTCGACCGTTTTTGATTTGAAGGAACTTCATTTCCATTCTTGCGTAGTCCGAATCAGGGCAGTCTTTTGGTATGTGAACCATATTGAGATTGATTGCGGTCTTCAACGATTCGTATTTGTTCATGTTGACGGCAGCCGTGGCCGTCTTCTCAATCACTCTTGTTCCGGTTCTATGTTCCATCAGTCGTGATCGCATGCTCTGAATAAGAACGTTTGAGTAGTACTGATCGAAACTAAGCTCAACTGGATTGAACACACGCATCCATGATGTGATTTCGTCAAGAACGACCTCGTACTGAATCGTCTCACCCGGAAACTCTTTTGGATTCCAGCGCTTGACTACATCAAAGACGACATGAGGTTCGGGTTTTCCCTCCTCATCTAGGAACTCTTCCATATGAGCGATGGCAAAGCCGAACCCTGCCGTAGTAGACGAGGGGTCACAATGAGCATAGTAGCGGTGTAGGTAAGTCCCGCTTGTGTTCATCTTGATCTTCTTGTCTTGGAACTCAGTAACGAACACACGATCAACGTTTTCGGAGTTGAGATAAGAATCAACAACCTCGGCCCATTGCCCACGTCTCTCGACCTTGAACTTTTCGGGATTTGCCTTTTCAGAAAGTTGAGCCTCTCGAGCTTTGTCTCTATCGTCTTCCTCAAGATCGTTCAGATCAAGATCGGGCGAGACCATAATCGCGTTCTTGAAACGTCGCTCAGGATCTTTCTTGTAGTCACGATAAAACTCCCAAGAAGGGAATTGGAAACTCACAAGCGTCGGGAACTTTGCCATGTCATTGACAATCTCATGACTCTGAACAAAACGTTCGTAGAAGAATCCAAGCTTAGTGTATGGCGACGAGTTGAGAAAGATCATCCCGTCTTTGCCGAACTGAGCTAGCGCAGGCTCTGCAGCGTAGTAGCATTGCTCAAGCGATGAAGAGTTGCCCTCTGTGCTTGTCATGAACGCGGCCTCATCGAACACCACGACCATCGTGGCCGAACCGCGAATAGAGTCTGCGTTTGCTGACTTAGGAACGCCTCTGATCTTGGCGAAGTCACGACCAATCTTCATGCCCTTTGTCTTCATCTGAGCAATGTACTGCTCGTCTGCCGCAGTCTTAAGCGTGAAGGTTTCTTCTTGTACTTTGCCGATATAAGGTTGCAGAGCCTTGCAACGAGTAATCGCTGACACAAGGTCAGCATACTGATATGCCTTAGCCTGTTGCATCGCAGTTGCCAGACACATGAAGTAGATCTCTTTGTCGGGGTCGATGTTGTAGTAGCGACCCGGGTCGCCCAACTTCCATGTGTCGTGCATCTTCTTGCCTACGGCAAGAGACGTGATATAGCCCTTAGAGGAGCGACGACCACCAACCAACTGGACTTCTGGAAAATTCGCATAACCGTTATCCTTTAACCATTCTCTTTGTTCTCGAACCATCGGAGAGATTCTTGCCTCTCCCTCGCCCTTGATCCACTCCGTCAGGATATCCTCTTCCCATCCCTCAAGCTCCTCAAGGAAGATGGTTTTCAGAAAGACTCGTTGACGAGGATAGAGCGGCTTATTGCAGAACTGATCACTTTCTGCGAATTCAACAATACTAACGTTGGCTGTGTCGAACTCTCTAAGGATTTGCTCTGCAAGTATCGACATTAGCCGTTGTACTTTTCTTTCTCGCCACGGAACTTCTCGCCACGAGTATTTCCGCCGAGAACCTCCCAGCGCTTACGATCATGATCATACTCGCTCTTAGCCTGATCTGTCGTTTCAATACGACTTATGATCTCAATTGCTGGAGGCTGAAAGAACAGCACCGGAGCAAGATCAACGTGCACCTTGAACCCGATAGCTTGAAAGCGATCCTCCGCCTTCTTGGCCATCTCAGCAAGATTCATCTGAGTGTTCGTCTTCTTAGAGAACTCCGAAGACAACTCGTAAGCGATTCTGCCAATTTTTGCGATTTCATAATCGTAAAGATCATTCTGATCCATTTTCTTCCTCGTCTTCCTCTATTGAGACTTCTATAACCTGACTAGTGGGCAGAGTCTCCATAACTCTGTTGTTGCCCTTAAATCCTTCAAAAACAATATTTTCTTGTTCAAGTATTCTTTTGAACCTATAGAGAATCTTGTCGTAGTCGTCTTTTCCAACAACCTCTCTGACTGCTTGGGAGAACGCATTAAAGTCTCTAAGCATTTCGTCCACCTGAGCGGCCGAGGAGTCTTTCTCCATCTTCTCCATTAGAGCGATCATATGAACAATGTCTCGCGGCTCTGGGGTAAGCGTTCCGTCAAGGATCGCCTGATACGACTTCATCATGGCTACTTCCATGTAGCCCTTACGAGTCAGAAGAAGACTACGCGTGTTCTCGACATCCTCGCCGATTTGTCGAGCTTTCTCCTCAATGATTTGACGAACTGCCGCCTGTTCAACGCTTAGATGTTTGCGCTTGTGATTAGAAAGACCTCGACGGGTCACACCTTCTTGCTCAAACTGACGAGCGATCTCAGCAAAAGAGACACCCATGACAAGGAGCTGATCTATCGTTCTTCTAAACGTTGACTTGCATACGGCGCAACGAGGCTCGACGATCTCCGCTGTTGGTCTGGCGATTGTGCCACCACCATTAGAGCCGCCGCCCGAGTTTCCGTTATTGAACCTAGCCATCGCTTTTCTTTCGTCTTCTCTTTCGCGGCTCTTTCTGCTCGTTGCCGTCCGGGAAATACTCTTTTGCTATTTGAGAGAACCCCGACTCAACATACTGACCGACTGATACGGTCGTTATCCCCATCTTTTCTGCAACATCTTTTTGCTTCATATCAAGTATGACGTTGTAGTATATCGCCTCTTGTTTTCGAGGAGAGAGTTTTTCAAGCGCATCTTTAAGATCTAGGAAAGATATATCAAGTCCTGCGTGGGATATAACAATCGTTCCTTCCGACACAAAGAGTTGTTCAAACTCGTAGTAGTGTCGAACAGCTTCTCTTAAGACTCTGCGTTTTTTCTTTTCGTCCATGCTAATGGCACCGCTATTGCATCTGTCTCATCTGCCAGAAACTTACGGGATTGCAGTTCTGGGAAAAC